GGGAGTTATAAAAGAAGAAATTATTGGAACAAAGATTATAAATGAAATTAAATCATCTAATATCAAAAAAACAGAATACGATACTGAGACAAAAAAACTTATTGTGGAATTCAATAATGGTTTGAGATATGAATATGATGATGTTCCACACAAAACATACACACAGTTTAGAATGGCAGAATCACAAGGTAAATTTTTTGTTTCAGAAATTGCCAAGAACCACAAATACAAAAAACTACAATAATCTGCCTATTTATTTGGTATGGGAAAATTTACCGAAATATTGAAAAGTTTCTCTCTCCAAGAGACACTGAATCCTAAAATTTGGGATAACTATGACGACCCAAAGGATGCAAAATTAAAACCAAAAGTAAGAAAAGCTTTAGAACGAATCGCCGAAGAATTCATCGATTATTTGGGTGAGGATGTAATGGTTGAAGATATTATTTTAACAGGGTCTTTAGCAAATTATAATTGGTCCAACTTTTCAGATTTTGATTTACACGTTTTGATTGACTTTCAACAATATGAAAAAGAATCGGACACATATAAAGAACTATATGATTTGAAAAAGAGAATATTCAACGATTCTCACGATATAAAAATATTGGGGTACGATGTTGAACTATACTCACAGGATAAGGAAGAATCACATGTAAGTAGTGCTGTTTATTCAATTGCAAATAATGAGTGGGTCAATGTTCCAAAGAAAAATTTGAAAAAGATTGATAAGAATGTTTTAGTAAATAAAATAGACAATTGGGTTGAAAGGATAGAAACTGCAATTAAGGATTCTGATACCGACGGTGTTAAAAAATTAGAAACGATTAAAGACAAATTGAAAGAATATAGGAAATGCGGTCTAGAAAAAGGTGGTGAGTTGTCTTATGAAAATTTGGTGTTCAAGTTTTTGAGAAGGTCGAAACATATTGAAAATCTTTTTGATAAAATTAATAAACTTAAGGATAAGGAATTGTCAGTCGAGCAACATTTGAATGAACAAGAAGTAAAAATTGAAAATGAAAAAGTTATCGACATTATTGAAAATTCAACTTTTTTAAAAAAATTAAAGGAGATTGTCGATAATAAAAAAACCTTTGAATATACACCAGGGATGAAAATCCCATTTGATGATAACGTGAGAATGATTCAAGATGGACTTGAATTTCTTAATTTCAAATTACCAAAGTGGGGTATTGATGGAAAACTAGGTCCTGAAACCAAATCTGCAATTGAAAAATTTCAAGATTCAGTAGGTCTCATAAAAGACGGTGTTATGAAAACCGAAGATTTAAAACATCTTTTGGCTTTATTAGTTTTGAATAAATTTTCCGAATCTAAATTAAATAAATTTACAGGTGAGTTTGGTAAGGAGGGTAATTTTACTTATTTAGACATGAACGAACCAGAATCTTTCAAAGTTTATGCTGAGATTTGCCAAAATTTTATTGATAAACGTAATCCTAATGCTGGTGTTGATGGTCAAATGATGGCAGAATGTTCTAAAAGATATTTTTCACAAGGATACGTACCACCTGAATTAGCATTAGCTCAATTGGCTTTAGAAGGAGGATTGTCAAAAAATGAAACAGTTAGACCAAGGAGGACCAAAAATCCATTCAATGTTGGCAATACCGACTCAGGAAAAAACAAATATTTTTCAACAGTTCAGGAAGGTGTTTGTGCGTATTACGATTTGATGGTTAGACGATATTTGACAAGTGGAAAAAGAGCCGGTGATTTGTTAAAAAATTTCGTGAACGTTAACGGACACAGATACGCCTCAGGTGAATACGAACCAAAACTTAGGAGTATAGTTTCATCTGTATCAAATATAAGTGATATGGTATTATCCAAATCAAAGGTAGGTTCATCTTCTTTTGTATAATTTTTTCTACTTATTCCGTGTTTTCGTATATTTATAAAGAAAAAAATTAAATGGCTTTAGTCACATATCTCGTCGCCCCTTGTGCTGGTGGGTCAGCATTGAATATAGAATTCAGCTCGAGCACCCTTCCTGTTGTTGGTGGTAATTATTACCTCAATTTTACAGGAGCCACTGCTCCAGGTTGTTATGAAGTTGTAGATACTGCAGAACCTGCAACAGGAGTTGACGAAGTTTCAGGTCCTTTAGGTACTAATTATGGGGACTGTCAAACATGTTTGGATGCAAATCCTACACCAACCCCTACTCCTACCCCTACAGTAACTCCAACAATCACTCCTTCTATTACACCAACGACAACAAGAACTCCGACACCAAGTATTACTACAACTCGTACACCAACACCAAGTATCACATCAAGTGTAACACCGACTGTAACAAGAACAAGCACCGCAACTCCAACTCCTACACCGAGTGTAACCGCAAGCGTAACTCCTACACCGAGTGTAACACCGACAAATACTATAACACCTTCAGTAACATCTACAAATACGCCAACACCAAGTATAACTCCAAGTGTGACACCAACAACAAGTGTGACACCAACTGTAACTAAAACAAATACACCGACTCCAACCACAACCGCGACACCAGCGCCTACATCAACATTAACTCCAACACCAACACCTACAATAACACCAAGTCAAACTAGCATAGGTACAACTTATGTTAACGTACAATATGAATATACTAATCAAATGGAAGGTAGTTTCAGTGGTGGTACATGGGATGCAAGTTTAGGAAATGTTCCTCATCCCGAGGCTTACGTTGAAGGAACAAGAGGTTGGGTAATTGATTTGAGTGCGGTAAAATTAGGTGGAGTAAACGGATTAAATAACTAAATAATAAAAAATAACACTATAAAAATGGGAAAATTGAAACCGTTAGGAAGTGAAAAATTGACTGGTCAAGAAAAGTTGAACAGAATCATGGAGATTGCCAGATACAATGAAGTTCCTAAATCAGAAACAAATACTCTCAGTACTACAGAATATTCAATAAATGTATCTGATGGTCACGAGTATCAAATTGTTAAAGAAAAAATGGGATATGTAATTAAGAAAAATATTTCAGAATCAGAGATAGATTATATCGAACCAATGAGGAATAGAAAATATTATAATTCATATTCTCAAGCTTTGAAAAGATTGAATTTGATAATAAAAGAATCAAATAGATTAAATGGACAAGAAGAGGAAACAAGTTTATTTGGTGAACAAAAAAAGTTCGTTTTAAAAACACCCAAACCAGAAATGGATGAGCCTATGATGGATACACCATCAGCTCCTCCTGCTGAACCTCCTTCAGTTCCTGAACCACAACTTCCAGACTCACCTGAAGCTTTACCTCCAGCAGATGACGCTGGTTTACCTGCAGAGGAAATGCCTGTAGATGATATGGGTGCTGAAGAAATGCCGTCAGATGATATGGGACAAGAATCAGGAAGTCTTGATTTAGTCACCTTCAAATCAATTCAAAAACTTACAGGAAAGTTAACTCAGAAAATCAGAGAGTACGAACAAGAAAAAGGTTTGACCTCAGAAAATATCAAGTACGTTTTGAACATGGTAATTTCCGCTGTTGATTTAAATCAACTCAGTGATGAAGATAAGGAAGACGTTCTTTCTAAGTTCGAAAGTGATGAAGAAAGTGATGAAATGGATATGGGTATGGAAGATATGGGCGATGAAGACATCACGGGAGATTCTGAAGTAGAAGATGTACAAGCTGATATGGACGTTCCAGTCGACCAAGAAATGGGTGAAGCATCTATTCACGATACTATCTTGGATAGCATATTTAGTGAGTCAAAAATAGATAAGGTAATTTCAAAATATTTTGAAATGTCTGATTCTGAAAAGAAAGAGAAGAAAGAAAAAATGGTGAATGAAGAAATCAAAAGAAAATCTGATTTTGTCAAAAAAGTAAAATCAATTGAACACTTGAGTGAGACAATTGAACAAGAACTTTCTTCTAAAAAATTTTTACAAGAAAATAAAAATTATATTTTCTTAGGTAAAACTAATAAGAAAAATCTAGTATTTGAAAATAAATCAGGTCAAGTGAAAATTTCTCCTGAAGGATTTGTAATATGAGTTATTTGATTTTTATAAATGGACTTGGTCCTGACTATAAAGGAGATAATTTGTACGAATTCATTTTTTCTGATACTACGGACGTGTGGGGGGAATCTTGGGAAAGTAAACCCTCAAATTCTTATCCACATCCTCCAGAGTTAAAATATATTAAAAGAGTAGGAGTTCTGAAAAACACCGAGTTGAAATTGGAGTTGATTCAGAACTCCGATTATTTTTCAATGGTTGATGCAATGGACGATGTTGTTGCAATGGCTTGGGAAAAGGAAGATGAAACTAACAAAAAAAGATTAGTGTTTCGTTTCGGAGAAACCGAAAAAGATATCAAAGATAAATTATACGAGAATGATTTAATTCTCGAATTTGAAAAAAAGGTTGTATATGAAAGTTAATAAAAAAGCCTTAGAATTAATTGAAAAAGGTTTGTCCTCCAAAACAGTATCAAAACTTAATGAAGGGCAAATTTCTATTTTACATTCAAAATTATTGGGAGAAGCAATTACACAAACAACAACAACTTCTTATAATATTCCGACGGCAGATGCCGAGAAAGGTGTAACATTACCACCCACGGAAGCAGGAAAAAAGTTATCAATACAAAAAACAGCAACAGGGATTAAGGCAACTCCAACTGAAGAAGTAAATGAAGATGACGATGATGATTTGGTACAACAAGATTTGACTCAAAAAGTTAATGGTCAATTGCCACCTGAAGACCAAAGCGACGAAGCTAATGATGGTATGGATGACGATACTAACGAGAAAAACAAAAATTTGAGTTCTGTTGGTATGACAGAATCAAAAAAGGAAAATAATCCATGGGCCATTTGTCATTCTCAAGTAGGACCAAAAAAATCAAGAAAATGGGAAAGATGTGTGAAACAAGTAAAAAAACAATTGGGAGAAGGAAAAAATCCCGTATCTTTGTTCTTGGAGGAAAAAATTATGAAACTTGTAGAATCTCACTTACCGCCCAAAATTACAAAGAAGGATTTAATGAACTATTTGGTCGAGGCTGAACCAAAAGTTGCACCAAAACCTGGTGTCAAAGAACCCAAGCCTGGAACTAAAAATCCACCGAAAATAAAACCTGGTCATCCAGGTAGAAATCCTAATCCTAAAGTTAATCCTGCTCCGAAAGCTAAAAATCCTGAGGAAGCTAAATCTGCGGTAATAGATACTATAGTTAAAATTTTGAAAAATGGCTAAAATTAAAGAACAGATAGATTATGGAAATAGACCTGAAAGAATGGACCCTAATTTAGAAAGAAAGTTGAGGTCAGGTGAAAACATTTATTCGGACAATCCTTCATTCAAAAAGGGTTCTGAGGATGTACAAAGATTGGTTAGTTCAAGATTCGGTAAAGTTGCTGATAAGTTGAAAGAGGTTACAGGAAATCAAAATATTAGTTCACAACAGGTCCAAGCGATGATTTACAGGGAAATGATGTCTAAAGTACCAACGATTATACAAATTGAAGGTAGACACAGAGAAGAATTGGAAAACTTAGCGATAGAGGCTTGTTTAGAAGAAACTGAAGTACCAAGTGATTGGTATGAGATAGCTGCAAGGTTAAATAGACAACCAATAGATGTTTCTAACTTCAGATACCAACCTGAAGAAGAAAAAGAAGATAAAGAAGATGATGAAGAAAATAAATTAGAAATTCCATCATTTGAGGTCGAGGATTTGACAGATGAAGAAATATTCGAATTAGAAAAACACAAAAGAAATATTATAAATGCCATCATTCAAGGTGCAGCCAAAAAAGGTCATTATATATTTCAAAAACCTGAAATAAGAGCAGAATTAGATAGAATTGACACAAGGTTGTATCCTGCTTATTTAGGTATTATGGCAATCAATGATTTCCTTTATTTCACTATGGAACAAATGATTGAAATGATGAGTCAAACTGGAAATGGTGTTGCTGGTAAAGTTGAACTACAGAGCAATGATTCAGATGATGAAGAAGGTGGTGGTGAAGAAGGTGAGGAAAAACCTGACACGAAAATTGTTGCGGACGGTTTAATTTTCCCTATCCTTTGTCATGAGATTATTAAAGGTATTGAAGAGTCTGCAGGAAGACACGGGCTACCTCAAGATACCGAGTTGGCACAAAAAGTAATGGGTCAGACAGATTTATTATCAAACGAACCAATGCAACTCAGAATAGGTCCAGAAATAGTTGAAAAACTTAGAATGGTCTTACCTGATGAAATGTTTAATGATTCAAATAAAGGATTAATAAATTGGTTCAAAGTACAATTATACATGTTAGATGCTAAAGAATTTTTAAACGTTATTGGTGATGTAATTTCTACTGATGAATCAAAAAATAAAAAAGCCACAAGAAGATTCGAAGAGTTAATGAAAGAGGCTATGAAAATGAAAGATGAGTACGACTCTTATAAAGAAAATAAGGGTGAAGAACCTGACTCTGATGACGTTGACGATGACGACCTAAAAGATTTCTTGGGTGGATTGGGAATATCCCTTACTTAAAAAAAATTTGTGACCAAAGAACAATTAATTATCGAGGTTACTAAATGTATCAGAAATACACCATACGCATTAAGGACATACTTACAAACCTATGACAACACGGTTTCTAAGTATGTCCCTTTAGATTTATTTCCCGACCAAGTATCCTTGATTGATGATTACGAAAATTTCAACGAAAATATTGCCCTCAAATATAGACAGGCAGGTGTTTCTACAGTTACTGCTGCGTGGGCATCAAAAAAATTAGTTTTTGCGAAAAAACAGAAACCCGAGAAGGTTCTGATAATTGCGAACAAGTTGGATACCTCCATGGAAATGGCTAACAAGATTAGGTCGTTCACAGAACAATGGCCGGCTTGGGTTGGTGTTGGTTTTTCACAAGAAAAAAATTCTCAAAGACATTTCAAACTAACAAATGATTGTGAGGTAAAAGCGGTGGCAACATCAAAGGATGCTTTGAGAGGTTATACTCCAACAATCCTCATTTTTGATGAAGCTGCGTTTATAGATGCTGATGGTGATTTTTGGTCGGCATGTATGGCATCACTTTCTACAGGTGGTAAAGTTATTGTTGTTTCTACACCGAATGGGTATGACCCGATTTACTACGAGATATATGACCAAGCCTTAAGGAATATGAACGATTTCAAAATATCTGAGATGTTTTGGTATCGAGACCCAAGGTATACAAAAGATTTGTTTATGGTCAAAACAAATGACTTGGTTCATTATTTGTTGAATAAAGAAGAATATAGTACTGATTCAGTTATAGACCTTTCGATTTCAAATCCCTATGAACGAGACAATTCAATTGTGACTCAGTATATCAAACAAGGATACAAACCTTGTTCTTCTTGGTTCGAAGGAATGGTGAAAAAATTAAAATATGATAGGAGAAAAGTTGCACAAGAATTAGAGTGTAATTTTTTGGGTTCGGGTGACAACGTATTTGAATCTGAAGTTCTTCAAAATATTGCACAAAATACACTCCAAGAACCAGGTGCAAAACTTATGGGTGGTGCTCTATGGATTTGGAAAGAACCTGTAGTCGGACACAAGTACATTATGGGCGTAGATGTATCGAGAGGGGACTCAGAAGATTTTTCTTGCATAGAAATTATCGATTTTGATGAGAATGAACAAGTTTTAGAATACGTTGCTAAAGTACCACCAGATGTTGTTGCTGAAATAGCGTATAAGTGGGGTACAATGTACGATGCTTTTTGTGTTATAGACTTAACAGGTGGTATGGGAGTAGCGACAGCAAGAAAATTACAAGAATTGAACTACAAAGGGTTATATGTTGACACTGTAGATACTGCAAACAAATGGAAGTGGGACCCGAAAATAAATGAAAAGATTCCTGGTATCAACTTTAATAGCAAGAGAGTTCAAATTATTGCATCTTTTGAAGAGAACGTGAGACATGGTTTTAAAGTTAGGTCTCATAGGTTGTACAATGAAATGAATACATTTGTTTATATTAATGGGAGGCCTGACCATCAGAAAGGGTATCATGATGATTGTATCATGGGTATATCTATGGCAACATATGTTGCAGAAAAATCTTTTCAGAAACTAACAAAAAATCTAAATCATACAAAAGCGATGATTGACTCTTGGGCAACTTCAATAAATGAGAATAAAAACTCATCACAATTTTTCAATCCTATGATGCCTCAGACAGACCAAAAAAGACAGTATTTTCCAAACCAAGGGCCCTCAAGAGATGACTACGAGAAATATAGATGGTTGTTTAGTAATTAGAACTATTTATATTATCAATAGGTAAAACTAAAATTGTAAAATGGCGGAAAATAACAATCTGACGATTTGGCAAAGATTAGGTAAGGCTTTTGGTCCAAATTCTCTTTTGGGTCAAGATTACCCGACTTTCAAATTTGACAAAAAAGAACTTCTCAGAACTCAAGACAGAGGAGAATACGAAAGAGAAAAACTACAAGCACAACAAACTTATTATTTAGCTAATCAATGGGCTAAAGTAGAAAACAACCTATATACACAAGCAATTTTTTATGAACCGTCAAGACTTTCTGCAACATACGACTATGAGTCGATGGAATATACTCCGGAAATTTCAGCCGCTTTAGACATATATGCGGAAGAATCTACAACCGTAAATGAAGACGGATTCATGTTACAAATCTATTCTGAGTCAAAAAGGATTAAGGCTGTCTTGGCTGATTTATTCAATAACACTTTAGACATAAACACAAACTTACCGATGTGGACAAGGAATACTTGTAAATTCGGTGATAACTTTGTCTATCTTAAATTAGACCCAGAAAAAGGGATTGTAGGTTGTCAACAATTACCAAATATTGAAATTGAAAGACATGAGATTGGTGTGACTGATAAAAATGCCGTTAATTTAGGAAAGTCCGAAGCAAAAAAGGCTTTAACTTTTGAATGGAAATCCAAAAATATGGTTTTTCAAACTTGGGAAGTTGGTCACTTTAGATTACTTGGTGATGATAGAAAACTTCCATACGGAACATCAATGTTAGAAAAGGCTAGAAGAATTTGGAAACAACTTCTTTTATCAGAAGACGCGATGATGATTTATAGAACATCACGAGCGCCTGAAAGAAGAATTTTTAAGATTTTTGTGGGAAATATGGATGATAATGATGTTGAGGCATATGTAAATCGTGTTGCTGATAAATTCAAAAGACAACAAATTGTTGATTCCAAAACGGGTAATGTAGATTTGAGGTTCAACCAAATGGCAGTGGACCAAGATTATTTTGTTCCTGTAAGAGACCCTGCAGCCCCAAGTCCAATTGATACTTTACCAGGAGCACAAAACCTGTCAGAAATTGCCGATATTGAATATATTCAGAAAAAACTTTTGACCGCACTTCGTGTTCCAAAAGCTTTCTTGGGATTCGAGCAAGTAGTTGGTGATGGTAAAAACCTATCACTTCAAGACATTCGTTTTGCAAGAACTATTAATAGAATTCAAAAAAGTATGATTCAGGAACTGAACAAGATAGCAATTGTTCATTTATTTCTTTTGGGATTCGAAGACGAGATTTCTAACTTCACACTTGGATTGACTAATCCATCTACTCAGGCTGATTTATTAAAAATAGATGTTTGGAAAGAAAAAGTCCTTTTGTATAAAGATTTAGTATTAGACCCAGGAAATGGAATTCAACCAACCTCAAGTACATGGGCAAAAAAACATATATTTGGTTGGTCTGATGAGGAAATTAAGGTAGATTTGATGCAACAAAGATTGGAAAGGGCTATTGGTGAAGAACTCAAACAAACACCGACAGTTATAAGTAAAACTGGGCTATTTGATACTATAGATAAGTTATATTCACAATCAAGTGGAGCAACTCCAACCGCAGCAACTGCAGGTGGTGCACCTGAATTAGGTGGGGCGTTCACGGGAACGGAAGAACCAACTATACCACCAGCACCTGAACCACAACCTGAAGGTGAGATTACCGCACCTGCTGGAGTGACACCTGAGGGACAAAATGAGAGAATGAATATTTTAGTAGAAAATAGCATTTTCAAAGGCGATACTTACTTGGAACTTAACCAAGGACAAGATTCTTTGGGCGAAATCGAAAAAGAATTAGATAAGTTATTAAATTCGTAATATTTATATTCAAATCACAAATATATGACTTTTGGGCTCATTAAATCGGTAATAGAAAATAGTTTGATAGAATCTTATAAAGATGAAAAATCTTTCAAGAAAAGTTTGATGGAATTCAAACAGAATATTCTTAATAATAAAGATTTGTCCAAAGTATATTCTTTATATGACGAGTTGTCGAATCCAAAAGGATTAAATGAACAAGATGCTAAAGAATTTGTAAACGAAGGAATACAGATGATACAATCACTTCTACAGCATATCAAATTACCTAAGTTGATGACTGAAACTAAAATTCAAAATAGATATCAGGATATTGATGACTTAGTTTATTTAAATAAGAAAATCGATTTGACCGAAAGAGTTAATTTGAAGAAAAAACTTTACAAAACACTCAGTGAATCCGCGATAAAAAATCAGAAACCAATCAACATTCCTTTGAGCACGATGGTTAGAGTTGCTAATCAGACAGTTCAAAATTACATTGAATCTTTAGATGAGAATACAAAAAAAGAATTTTTTGAATTGATTAAAGAAGATAGTGAATCTTTAGAGAATAGGTTCAATTCATTAAAAGAAAAAACTTTACAAAAACTTTCTCCTGTTTTAGAAAATGAAACTGATGTAGAGACAAAACAAAAGATTCAAGAAACAATAGACAAAATTCAGAATGACAAGTTTAATCAAATCAATTTTTTGAGATTGAAAAAACTTGAAGAATCAATTTAATTATTCTTTTTTTTCTGAACATATATTGCTTTGAGTCTTTCACTTCTTTGTTTCACCGATTTTTTGGTATACTCCTTTCTTTCCGTAAGTAACTTCTGTTGTTTCGTTTTAATTACTTTTGACTTTAAGGTTTTGAGGGCTTTTTCTATACCACCATTATTTTTAATTTCTATTATCAACATATATTACAAATATATAGTTTATTCTTAAAATTTTGACATAGATAAAGTTATGTGTTATCTTTTTAAAAATAAACTTTGGAAATATGATTAATAGATGAAAAAAGGTAAAAATGTGAAGATGAATTTGTCAAACTCGTTCAAATCTTCATATGGTACAGTAGACTCCAAAAACTTGAAATCACTTTACATTAACATACAATCTTGGGTATCTCCCAAACAAGACTTAGAAAATTGGAATAGAGTAGTTGGCAATTTAAGTAGAGAACTAAAACACACAGTATTTGATTCAATCAATACTAATTTATTCAGTAAAAATTCAATCGTAGATTTGGATTTAAGAACAAGCGGTATTTTTTCAGGTAAAAAGTCTTTTTTTAATTTAGAAATTAATCTTTATCTCGATAGAGAACTTGATTTCAAATCCGATGAAATTAAAGACTCAGTAAAAAAAATTGTTCGTAGTATTCAAAAAACTAACATTTTGGATAATCAGTATTTTGATTTTTCTTTGACAAAGAAGTAAGTATTACTTAAAACAAATATTTATTAAAAAAAGTTAATGGAAAAAAAACTCAGAATATTAGAAGCACACGAACAAGGGTTTGGAATTTTAGTCGAAATGGATGCAGGTTATATATCTCCTACGGACGATATAAACCTTAAGTTTATGAATGAGTCTAAGAATATAGATTATAGAAACCCTTTCGAATTTTATGCAGTATTGCAGAAATATAACACACCAAATAGAAATGGTAGAACATATCCTGAACCAATACTTAAAAGAGAAGCTGAAAAGTATAGAGAAATAATCAAGAGGGGACTTTCCACATCTGAGCTTAATCATCCTGAATCTTCTCTGATTGACTTGGATAGAGTGTCACATTTGATTACAGATATATGGTGGGATAAGAATATTTTGATGGGTAAACTAAGATTACTCACTTCACCAGGATTCCATGAAAGAGGGGTTGTGACAACCAAAGGTGATATAGCAGCAAATCTTCTGAGACAGGGAGTTACTCTTGGGATATCATCAAGGGGTGTCGGCTCTTTGAAGAAAGTAGGAGAAAGGAATGAAGTACAAGATGACTTTGAACTGATTTGTTTCGATTTAGTTTCCTCACCATCTACACCTGGTGCATATCTTTTTGATGATGTTACAGAAAGAGAAAAATACGAGGAAAATTTGGAAGAAGAAAAAAAGAACAAAATTGTTTCATCCCCAAGTGTAAACCAGTCTATTGATTTAATGAAAAAATTATCCGATTATTTATCAAAATAATAAAACATGAACGAAAAATATTTTGTGGCAAAAGTCACCTATGATTTACCTGATGAGAATAGCGGTAAAATTAAAAAAATTAGAGAAGAAAAATTAGTAAAAGGGTACACTGTTACGGATATAGAAGCTAAAGTAACAAAACTTTATAAAAACTTTTCATACGATTGGAGAATTACATCAGTTTCTGAAAGTAAAATAGACGAAGTTATAGAAGATTAAAAATTTAAAGTGGTCAATTTAGACCACTTTTTTTTTGTATAGACATAAAAGTTTGAGTTTCTGATATATAATTCAAACTTTTTTTGTATTTGGTACTATTTATTGAATAAAAATTATCAAAATTATGCAAGAAAACAAAAATCTTGTTGAAGAGGCACTTATTCAAATGAAAAATGTTGAAGATGTTATTGCCGAAAATGCAAAAGGAATACTTGCTTCTACTATGAAGGAAGAAATCAGCCAATTAGTAAAAGAGTCTTTATCTGAACAAGACGAAGATGAGTTAGACACTGACAATGTTGATTCCGAAGAGGAAGTCGATGTTGACTTAGACATGTCATCCGATGATGAAGAGGGTGAGGAAGGTGTTGAAGTTGATTTTGACGACAGTGGAATTTCTGACATGGAAGAACCAATTGATTTGACATCCGCATCTGACGAAGAAATACTTAGAGTATTTAAAGCTATGGGTGAAGACGATGGAATCATCGTAAAAAAAGATGATGAAATGGTTCATCTAAAAGACAACGACCAAGATGCAGAGTATCTTATAAAATTAGGGGAATCCTACGAAGAAAACCACGAAACTATGGAATATAACGAAGAAGTATCTGATGAAAAAGTTCAAGATGTAATCGATGCAATTTTCTCTGACGAGACAGACATGTCTGATATTAAATCTGACGATGAAATGGATGTTAATGATGAGGAAGAAGAAGTTGTTTACGAAATTGAATTCAACGAAGAAGATGAAGATGAAATGATGGAATCTGATGATGAAGATGAAATGATGGAATCTGAAGATGAAGACGAAATGATGGAATCTGATGATGAAGATGAAATGATGGAATCTGAAGATGAAGACGAAATGATGGAATC